GCCTCGCCTATTGAGTCTTTCAGGAATTGAAATATAACCCCCGCTTTGCAAGTGGAGCACCCATAACGTTGGCCCGTCATCTTAGTGAACCACGCGGCCGCCTCCTTTACCATTTGAGCCGTATAAACGCCTTGAGTCGGTAGCCCCGAAATGAAGGCGGCGAGAGCCTCGGTTTCTTCTTCATTCAATTTATAGCGGCCCCATTTGTTAATAGGGCAACGATATAGCGAGTATTTCGTTTTAGTTGGCATATGGCAACCGCACAACCGTAGTTTCTTGCGGTAATGAGTAATTGAGTTCTCTTTTTCAGCCTCGGCCAAATCGTCGGGGCTCAATTTATCCCCCAAAATGAGGGTACCGCAACTTTGTGTTGATTCTTTGAAGTGTTTGCACTCACGACACGTCATCAGACGATCGGCGGCTATTGCTGGGGGTACTTTGAACATTGCGTTTAATTTTACCTATTGCGTTTTCTACTAATTTATATAACTGCTTAACCGGGATTCCCGTTGCCTTACTGGCTTCCTTATAACTGAAGTCCTCAAAAGTGTATAACCTCAAGATGACGGCGTCGAGTTCGGGCATTAACTGAATGTAGGCATCCAAATACTCATTATCCAACCTCGAACCCAGCCACGGGGCGATAGGTTCCTCTAAATGCTTTTCACTAAGCGTTTCCCAATTCCGTGAGAACTTACCATATTTAACCCCAAAACGTCCCGAGGGGTCAATGTGCATTAAATACAGCGCTCGGTTGACGTAGTAAAATAGCTTTTCCTCTTTCGCTAGTTGCTCAGCCTTTTCGCGTTGGTTTTCGAGTATCTTCAAAAGCGTTTCACTCAAAAGGTCGTCTCCCCTCACCGCGTCACGGGTTAAGCCGCGAGCAAATTTTCTCCAAGTTGGATAATGGCGTTCTAGCTCAATATCAAGTGAATTTTTCAACTGCGCGTCGATGTAGCAAAAAACTAACATATTTTTGTCGCTATAAAATTAACCCCTATTTACAATGGAATCAGAAACACTTATTAACGAGGAAAAACCGCCCTTGTTAACCCCGGTCAATGAATTTCTCACAATCATTCAGAAACGATACAACTCAGGCCCGAATTCGTTGGCCGCTGGCGGTTACCGAGAGGTTTTGAAAATGGCCGAGCAATTCATTCAGGCCGAGGCCGCTTTTGCTAATGCCGCCTATACTGCTGGTTATGAGAAAGCAATCGAGGATATTAGAAATGCTAAAAACATTGAGCCCCAAAATGAAGCCGAAACAACTCCCAACGATTGACGAACTCAAAGAACGGCGACTCGACATCTTGGGGCTTTACCCACACATCAAAACAGACTATATGCGCGACACGTTGCGTCGCCGAATGATTAGCGTTAATCGCGACCTCTATACACTAACGAAAAATCCGATTTACAAATGAGCCCCGAAAAGCTAGACCAAATAATTACCGACCATTTCGGGACAAAGGCCCTTTTTTCGGCTCGAATGAAAGTTAGCCGATTCACGGCTTACCGCTGGGCAAAAGAACCCGAACGAATGAGCCTGAAAGACTTGGAAAGGCTCAGTAAAATAACGCGAACCCCAATTTGTGAACTCCTATGAGCGCTTACGAAACACTAGCGAAAGCAATCGACCTCGTATCGGTTCAAAATCGACGGGCCTTATTTAGCCTTTTAGGGCCATATTTTAACCCCGAAATGCTCGCGGCAAGTGTCAACTATCTTGAACGCTTTAACGTGCCCGCATTGACCCCGAAAGAAATCGCCGACAAGATTTTCGAATTGATAGCCGAAGCAAGTGGGCTCGATGACTTTCGCCAGTCAACGACGAAACAAACGCCATACGCCCACACGCGGCAACTGGCGATGTATGTTCTTTATACCGAAATACCCGAATTCAGTTACCAACAAGTGGGGAATCTATTTACCAAGGGATTCGGCCACGCAACTGTTTTACACGCTTGCCACGCAACTGAGGAACGCTATTCTTGCGAGAAATCGACCCGCGATCGTTTGAACCGATTAACAGCCTCACTCGCTAACCACGGAATGTTTGCCACCCGCGAGCGCCTCGATAAAATCGAAATCATTATCTAATGGCTCCAAAACTAAAAACACTATCAACCGACGAACTCCGAGTTATGCGTTGGCGCTTGCTATCTTATGAGGCTAAAACGACGGCGAAAATTAAATCGAACAAACTTAAATTAGTGAGAGTTTCGATTCTATTATTTGAGCGCACCGACAACCCCATCTATTTACTCGGAACGAATGGCGATTAACTTTTTACCAAAACAAACCGAATGTCTTAACGCCCTCGCTACTGACTCAGCGGCCGAGGTTGTTTTATTCGGCGGAGCGGCTGGAGGGGCCAAGTCATTCACCGGGTGCGCGTGGCAAATAATGAGGCGGTTAAAGTATCCAGGTACTCGCGGGTTAATCGGGCGCAGTAAATTAGATACGCTCAAAAAAACCACTTTAAAGACGTTTTTTGAAGTTGCGGGGATGTTTGGGCTAAGAGCTCACGAACACTATACATATAACGCACAATCGAACGTAATAACGTTTTATAATGGCTCCGAAATAATCTTAAAGGATTTATTCGCGTATCCTTCAGACCCGTCGTTCGATTCGCTAGGGTCGCTTGAAATTACTGACGGATTTTTAGACGAGTGTTCACAAATCAGTAAAAAGGCGGTCGATATAGTTAGGAGCCGTATTCGATACCGATTAACGCAAAACAACCTAACCCCCAAAATCTTGCTAACGTGTAATCCGTCGAAAGGCTGGTTATATAACGAATTTTTCGCCCCGTTTCGTTCGGGCCATTTGCCCACTCATTTGGTGTTCATCCAGTCGCGCGTGAGTGATAATCCACACCTACCCGCCACCTATGCCGAAACGCTTGCCCGGTTGCCTGAGGTTGATCGTAAAAGACTTTTAGAGGGCGATTGGGATTACGACGAAACGCTAGACGCGCTGTTTAGTACCGATGACCTTTTAAGGTGTTTTAGAAGCCATGAAACGACGGGCGAGTTATACATCACAGCCGATATTGCCCGCCTCGGAAAAGATAGGACGGTTATAGCTCTTTGGCGCGGCCTTTCGCTTATTCAAATTATTGAACTCCGAAAAAAGAAAATAGATGAAACGGCGGCCGTTATTCGTGAGCTCGCGGATTACCACAAAGTAAAATTGAGTAATGTAATAGCCGACGCCGATGGCTTAGGCGCTGGGCTCGTTGACGTGCTCAAGTGCCGAGAGTTCCGCAACGGCTCACGGGCCACTAAGCCCGAACGATTCGCCAACCTAAAAGCCGAATGCTTTTTTAAGTTGGCCGAACTCATCGAACTAAACCGCCTGATATTCCCCCAAAACCACCGCGACACCATCACGAAAGAACTCGACCTCATTCGCCGTAAAAACCCTGATGGCGATGGAAAACTCGCAGTAACTGGGAAAGAGGAAATTCAACGCGTTCACGGCCTTTCACCCGATTACGCCGACGCTATCGCAATGCGTATGTTTTTTGAGCTTTTCCCCAATTATGGGCGGTATTCATACGCCTAGTTTTCCACAACGAAAGCCGCGTCAGTTGTGGGCTTGCTTGGGTTACTAACAATAATCACAAAAATATTTTTGTTGTGTAGCAAATTTGATACATATATTTGCCAAACAATTAACAAGTTAAACACTTAAAACCCCTTTTAATATGAGTTACGCAGTTATCATTTGCAACAACCCGCGCCGTGAGTCGGTAATGTTCAATTTTACCAACTTGCGCGATGCGCTGAATTCATTCATTACACGTTGTGACGAGCTCGGTTATGAGTACCGAGAGGACAACAACGGCAATTTCATCGCTGGCGGATTAGGCCACGACTATTCAATCGAACTTATTTCAACTTTTTAAACCCCAAAATCTCCTAAAAAAATGAGTACGCTCACATTCGAAATCAAGGTTCCAACAACCGTGGACACCATCACAATCGAACTCCCTTACTATTGTTCGGACGGCATCACTCACTATGCCGTAATAAGCGAGAAACAAATCGTAAGCGTTAACGATTGGCAACGCATCGAGCAGGCCAATATATGGCTACTAAACGAGGTTCCCGCCCTACTTAAACGGCCCGATATTCAGCCAATAAGCCGCGATGAGTTCGTTGAAGTCTATAACCGCGTTCAAACCAAAATAAACGAACTGATATGAACGAAACCATCAAAAATGAACTCCGAGTATTAATCTTAATCAACCTCATTACATTACTATGGTTACTTATCCATTAACCCCCGAAACGTTGGACAGCCTCCAAAAGTTTCAAACGCGGCTCAACTCTCAGCCCAGCGAGTACGCCATCGAATCAACTCCTGATAGAAAAGCCCAAACGGTTGTTATTAGTCACATTGAAATGACTCTCGACGAGTTGTTTTTTGGCCAATGGAAAACCGAAAACTTTAAATGGAGCGCGATCGCTAACGAGGTGCAAGGCTCCCTTGAACTTGTAGCGATTCATCCAGTAACGGGCTTCGAAATACGCCGCACCGGGGCCGCCTCTATTGTTATAATGGTCGATAGGGTTCCCGATGGCGTTGCGGGAACTGAGCGCAACCAATGGGCGCTTAACCCATCCAACAAAAAAGCTAATGCGCTCGATATGGCGTTCCCCAAGTTGAAAAGCGAATGTTTGAAAAATGCCGCGCAATCACTTGGCAAGATTTTCGGCCGTGACCTCAATAGAAAGAACGTCGACAATTACCAACCGTATAAACTTCAGGTCGGCGAACTGCCCCAAAACGTAATTAATAAACTAGAGGTTGGAATTATGAATAAAGACCCCCAAGCCATCGAAGCTGTTAGCGCCCTTGACTCAGTTATGAGCCCCGGTCAAAAGAACCAACTATTAACCTTAATTCAGCGAACAAATGAGCAATAATCCCTATTTAAACGACTATCTTCTAACAGTGGCCCAAAACTCGGCCGCGTGGGATAAAATGCGCCTCGGACGATTCACGGGCTCAGGCATCAGCGCCCTAATGACTAACCCCAAAACGAAGGCGGCGGCTGAGGCTGGCGAACTTTCCGAAACGGCTAAAAAGTACATTTACGAAAAAACTATGGAAACCGTCACGGGGCAAAGCGCCAACGAGGCAACCTCTCGAGCCATCGACTGGGGGAATGAATGGGAAGAACACGCGCTCAAACAACTGCAAATCGCCCTAAATAGCCCTGAAGAAAGCACCGAACTAAAGCCGTCATTCAAACTATTTAACGAGTATTTCGGATGCTCACCTGATGCCTTTATGATTCACTCCGAATTCGGCCCGGTTGGATGCGAAATAAAGTGCCCTTGGAATTCGGTTAATCACTTTCTACATTCTCAAGTTCAAACGGGCGAAGATTTGAAACGAGTTAACTCCGATTACTATTGGCAAGTTATGGGCAATATGTTAACCTTTAACCTTCCCGCTTGGGTTTTCGCTTCATACGATCCACGCCAACCCGAACACCGCCGACTGCATCACACGGTAATTTTATTCGACCCTGAGGCCGCTGGAGCGTTATGCGAGGCAATGGAACGCGCTCACGCGCATAAGGCTCAAATTTTAAACGACTGGATGAAATTTTAAACCCGAAAACCTTAGTATTATGAATAAAGAATTAATTGAGTTAATTACCGACACGGTAAGTAAAAGAAATGAAGTCGAGGCGTTGACTATTTACAACGCTTGCGAAAATCGCGGGTTCATTCGCGGAACCTATACAAGCTATATTTCAATGATGAAAAAAGCGGGATACCTACGCCGTGTAAAACCTCAGGTTTACGCAATCGGCCGCCCAGCAAGTGCCCAAACGATCGCATTGAATTTGCAGCGTTTACAATTACACAAAAAGGGCGTACGCCCTGAATTGCCCCGAAATGCTCCTAATAAAAGTAACCAGTTACAACCTGTTACAACTAATGAACAACCCGAAATGGTGGAGCCATCTATCCCGGTAAGTAAGCAAATAATGGACGCGGTGGCTGTGTTAAAAAGTTATCGCATAAAAGTAACGCTTGAATTTTAGGCCGCCGTATAATTGCAACGCTACACCGTAATGAAAACATTTAAAATCCCCTCATTTCCGCATTGCCAATAGCACAACCGTGCACGGCGTAGCCTTTGCGTGAAATGGGGGGTATTTTTTACGAATGAGAACTTATTGCGTTTTTTACCGCTCTTTTTATGAGGCACTTTGTGAGCTACCTGAAAAGAACCAGCTCGAAGTTTATCGGGCAATTTTTGAACTATCACTAAACGAAAATCGTATCGAATTAACCGGGTTATCTAAAACTATCTTCACTCTTATCGAACCCCAAATAGATGCTAATTTACAGCGTTTTAAAAATGGAAGTAAACCAAAATCGAAGCAAAATGGAAGCGAAACCGAAGCGAAACCGAAGCAAAAATTAAGCGAAATCGAGGCTAATAAGAATAAGAATAAGAATGAAAATAAGAAAGAGAATAAGAATAAAAATGAGAATGAGAAAAAGAATACACCACCCCCAACGCTCGAAGAAGTGAAAGCGTGGTTTATCGAGCAAGGCTCAACCGCTGAGCAAGGCGCCAAGGCTTGGCAGTATTACAGCGATGGGAATTGGCACGATGCAAATGGAAAGCCAGTAAAGAATTGGCGGCAAAAAATGAGGGGAGGCCGCTGGCTCGAAGTGAAAGCAGTTAACACCGTACTACACCATTCCGAAAACGGAATCAGTTACCAAAATTTATCCGATGAAAACACAAACAACTACTCCGAACTTAACGACTTTTTTACCGCCGAATGATACGGAACTCGAAAAAATCGTGTTAGGAGCCATTTTGCTCGATTTTAAAGCGCTCAATCGCGTCGAAGGTGTCCTAACATCAAAAAAGTTTTTTGACCCGCGTAATGCGCTTATAATGGATTCGGTTCTTAAACTGAAAAACAACAACGAACCCATCGACCTTCTAACCGTTACTCAAACGCTCCGAAAGAATAAAGATTTAACGGCGGCTGGCGGGCCGATTTACATTTCAGAATTAACCAACCGGGTAAGTTCAACAGCTAACCTTGAGGCTTGGGCACTGGCGCTTACTGAAATGTACTTGAAAAGGGAAATTGCCAAAAGCGCCGCGCGTATGGCTGAGCTCGCACTCTCGCCCGAAAACGACCCGTTCGAACTTTATAACCAATTTTCAACCGAACTCACCGACTTAATCAGGGATAATATAAAGGGCGAAACGTCGCACGTTTCAAACGTTACCCCCGAAACGTCGCACAATATCGAAATGAGAGAACAAACGGGTATTAGTGGGTTGCCGACGGGAATCCGCTCAATAGATAACGTACTCGGCGGCCATCAAAACTCCGATTTAGTTTATATCGCCGCCCGCCCCGGTATGGGCAAAACAGCATACGCCCTAAGCATTCTCCTAAATATGGCCGAGCGCGGGAAGCCAGTTGCATTTTTTAGCCTCGAAATGGGCCGCGTTCAAATCGTTTATCGTTTGGCCTCAATGCTGAGCGGAATAAACGCCGAGCAACTCGCCAAACATCGCCTCGACCGCGAAACAAAAGTTAAATACTATCAGACGGTCGACAAATTAAACGCCCTCCCCATTTTCATAGACGATAACGCGGGAATCACGGTTTACGATTTGAAAACCCGAATTAGAACCCTGAGAGAAAAGTTTAAAATTGAAGCCGTGTTCATTGACTATGTCCAACTCATTTCGAGCCCGAAAAGCAAGGGAGCCAATCGCGAGCAGGAAGTAAGCGCAATTAGCCGAGGGTTGAAACTAATTGCAAAGGAAAATAATTTACCCGTTATCGCGCTGGCGCAGTTATCGCGATCGTTGGAAACCCGAACCGATAAACGGCCGATGTTATCAGACCTTAGGGATTCAGGTTCACTTGAGCAGGACGCCGACGTCGTTTGCTTTCTTTATCGTGAGGATTATTACAATAAGAACAGCGGAATTAACAACGCCGAGTTTATAATCGCCAAACATCGCAACGGCCGAACCGGGTTCGTAAACGTAAATTTCACTCCCGAAACA